TTCGCCTTAGTCTCGTGGGCTCGGAGATGTGTATAAGAGACAGGATTTACACTATGAGTTCAAATAAAAATTCATTCTATCCGTTGCTTAGGCAACCATCACAGTGTGTGATTTGAGGATTCGGTTTTCCGAATCCTTTTCTTTTGTCTAATTTTAGCACATGCTATAGTTATTTTCAATATCTTTAAGTTATTTTATCCTTATTTTTAGTGCCTTTTATTCAGTTATACAATTTCGGTATACTTTCTATATATTTTGCATAGTATAACATACTACTATCAGTATGTCGTATTATACATTTTTAAAATCAAAAGATTTCTGCCCCGTCAATTGCTTGCGGAGCGTAACCTTAACCCTCATCAACGCCCTTCTATTTCAAATATTGCTCTATAATAAAAGTTAGGGCAGAAAAAGAGCTGCAAATAAAAAGTAAAAAAAGTAGAGCATATTTTGCCAAGATCCGTTAAAAGGAATTGCTTAAAAACCTGAAACGGAGGACAAAATATGCTCTACAGATATTTTACAGAAAAGCTCTTAGGGTTCTGCTCGAATGTACTCAGCCAAAGACATCGAAGAACTTAATGCTAAAAACATTGTGTATCCCGACGGCTCAATACACACGCTGTATGATGCAGAACAACAGCAAAGAGCTTTTGAACGCAAAATCAGGGCAACCAAAAGAACACTTGCCGCTTGTGATGAGGCTCTTAATAACCTCTCTGACGAAGAACTATTATAAAAATTAGAAAAAATTTTCAGCCACTATTCAAGCAAGTTGAAACGGCAGTAATCAGAACTGAATAGCTTTTGTAAAAGAACAGGATTACTTCCTGACGGTTCACGCTCGCAATTTTACGGATTTGGTAAAAGTACCTCTCAAAAATCTACCGGTGTTGCTAAAAAGTATTACAGAACTTGGAGCAAAGAACATAATATCAATAACATTGAAACACTTGCAGAATATTATAATGTGAAGTATAATGATATTGAAAGGTATAAACTTCTTAAAGGCTATGTAAAAGCTATTGATAAAGGAAATATATCTCCTTTTACAGGGTTCGATTTATATGAAAGTAAAGCTGATGAAATAAGAAGAGAACTTGTTGGTCTGAAAATTAACAGTAACCCTGATTATGACATAACGGATTTTACTACACATTTTGTTGACAGAGTTTTAGGTCAAACATCAACAAAACATAAAGATATGCGATTAGGCACAACTTTAGAACAATTAAAGGACACTATTGCAAATCCAATAAGTATCTCTGAACCGAGCTTTATAAGTATGAAGAAAAACGGTTCGGTGTACTTAGATAAACGAGTAAAATTTACAGGTAAAAGTTGTTCTTTCGTTTATAGTATAACGGATAAGTTACTTATACAGGCTACTTCATTTGGAGGAGGATGATATTATGGCAGTCGTAATAAATGAGAAAAATGCAGAATTTATAAAAAAGTATATTCCAAATCCTGAAAAAATCTTAGAAGCTACTACTGTACGTAATGCCCTTGTAGCTTTTTCTGATTGGCTTGACATGAATCCTGATTGCTGGGAAAATAATGGCTATGATTATAATAGTCTTGGAAGAAAAGCTCAAAAGATATATGACGATATACTGTATGACAATGTATATGCGAATACAAAAGAGGCTTTAAATTAGTTTGTATAAGCCTTTACTGCTAAAAGGTAAAAGTTTCACATAGTTGATTGAATAAAAACAAAATTAAACGAATTTAAAAGGGTATTAAAGGGGTGTTTGAAACATCCCTTTTACTTTTACCCACAGATTATGGTTATAAGCTCCCGAATTTCGGGGGCTTTTAATATTGCTCAAATATCTGAGCATACACACAATTGCTAATAAATTGAAAGGAGCAAACAAATGGACTTAATGGAAATTTTAAAAGCCCTGTTTGGCGGCGAAGCGTTAACATTTGAACAGTTTGCAGAAAAGGTAAACAATGCGGCAGATGTTAAGCTCGGCAACCTTGCAGGCGGTCAGTATGTCGAAAAGGACAAGTACGATGATGTATCAAATCAGCTTGCAAGTGCAAACGCAAATTTTCTTGAGGCTTTGTCATGAAAAGTGTGCAAGTTATTTTTCTAACTTACACACTTTATTTTACAAGCTCCAATCCGCTGTTTTGTTATTGCTTGAAGGATTATTATTTACACAGAATTTTATGGGGTGCCAAAAATAATGCCGACAGGTAATAGCATTAAAAGCTATAACTTGTCGGCATTTAAATTCTAAAATTTGACTTTATTTAATCTCCGCAAATATAATCAGTCAACTATGTTATTCAATTCTTCAAATGGTATGTCATGTTTGTTTGCATATTGTTCTGCATATGAGCCTTTTATTCCATAAATTGTGAGCTTATCGCAACCTTCAAAAGCGTTATCTGCAATATATTCTACCTTATCGTAAATGATAATTTTCTCCAACAAGGTGCAATTTTCAAAAGCACCCCATTCAATGCTCTTAATATTTTTAGACAAAACTAACTGTTTTAAGGATATGCAATTACTAAATGTATATCGTTGTATTGCAGTAATATTATCGGGAATATTTATACTTTTTAGTGATGTGCAACCGGAAAAAGCACCGTATGCTATACCACGATCAGCAATATTATCCGGAATTACAAGCGTTTCTAATGAAGAACAGCCTGAAAATGATAAACTTTCAATTTCTTTTACATCACCATTAAAATTAACATTTTTCAGACTTTCACAATTCGTAAAAGAGAATTGTTTTATAGTACTTGGGAGTTGTATGCTTTCTAATGAAATACAATGGTCAAAACATCTGTTAAATATATACTCTATCCCTTCAGAAACAACAATCTCTTTTACTATATCGTTATCCTCAAACATTCCTTTCCTTTCTGCTCCCCACAAATTGTATCCTGTAACATATCCGCCTAAAGCATTTACTTTATGGAAAAATATTGTTGAAGGAATTACAACTTTCTCTGACGGGTAGTTTATCTTTACAATTGTTGCCGATTTATTTGTATATCCATCGGTTTCATATGTGTACCCAAACCACCAATGCTCACTTGAACAGCTTTGCAACAATATAAGTATCGCTATCACTGCACTCAATATCCCAATAGGTAATTTATATTTTTCTATTTTCTCCATCATATTAAAATTCTCTCGTAAAAAATATAGTTTTAATTATCAACAAACCGATAATTATTAATTTACAGACTGAATTGTTGTATCCAATTTTTCAAATGGTATGTTATGTTTTTTTGCATACTGTTCTGCATAACTACCCTTTATTCCGCAGATTGTAAGTTTGTCACATCCATCAAAAGCGTTGTCCGCAATGTAATCACATTCATCATAGACATTAATTCTCTCTAAAGAAACGCAATCCCGAAAAGCTCCGTCACCTATTTTTATTAAGTCCTCAGGCAAATTCACTATTTCAAGAGATTTGCAACCATCAAATGTCCAGCTCTCAATAATCCTGACCTTTGACGGAACATCAATAGTTTGCAGAGAAGTACAACATTGAAAAGCGTTTGAACCTATTTCTGATAGCTTGTCGGGTAAATCAATATTTGTAAGTGAAGTACATCCTTGGAAAGCCACACTCTCTATACAATAAACATTTTTTGAAAACTTCACATTTTTTAATGAATAGCAACGAGCAAAAGCATTAGTGCTGATTTTGTTAATTTGCTTCGGTAAGTATATTTCTTCAAGCCCGGAACAATCGCTGAAACTAAAGGATTCGGTAATAGTATCTCCGTCAACAATGTTCACTTCCTTTAAATTATCACACCGCACTACGTCAAATGTCGTCATTGTGCCTGGTACAGTAATTTTTTCAAGATTATAGCAATTAGCTATAGCCGGGCCATAAGTTTCCACTACTCCTTCAGGTATTATAATTTCTTTTACAACATTATTTCCCTCAAATACACCTGTAAGAGACACCCCAACTAATGCAGCTTCTTCTACACAACTTAGCTTTTTGACTTTATATGAAGAAATTTCCGAAGGAATTTCAATGGTTTCAGCCAATATATCGGTTTTTATCAATGTAGCGTTTTGATTTTCATCAATTTCAAATGTAAATCCTTCAGCAGTTTTTGTTATAGGGTATAGCTCTTTACAACTTGAAAACATTAAAATAAAAACTGTACAAAAAGATATTGCAAATACTATATTTACTCGTATTAATCTAGTTGTTTTCATATATAAAACCTTTCAAAAGTTTGTAGCACTAATTTCAAAGATGAATGAGCAAACATAATTGCTCCTTCATCTTCAGAAATTTATAATGAATCAGTTAATCTGGTTCATATGTTGTCCAAGTATTATCCTTAAACCACACATCTTGTGTAACCAAATGCCCAGGTTGCAATACACTAGGTATCTGTTTATTCTTCGAATCATTGAACATTACTTTCGGATTTTCCACACCATAGATCGTATAGGATAACCAATTATCATCCATTTGACTATTCATGAGAGTACCAGGCCATGACATCAGAATATCATTATCTTCATAGAAGTAAATTCTTGTGTCCCAATACTCCCAATCAGCCGGACGATAAAAATGAACAGTAATTCCCTGTGGTTTTTTGCTATATGCAGTTTCATTTACTACCCACATTTCATCTTCTGTTATTTCAATTCCGGGTTGATTGATACCGGGATGTTGTTGTCTAATTGCAGGATCAGTAGTGTTATTATTAAAAATAACTCTCGGATTATTCACACCGTAAATTGTGTAAACATACCGGTTATTACCACCATCAGGAGACATTTTCTCTCCTGGAAATGGGAGTTCACGGTCATCATCATTATAATAATAGATATGAGGAGGCTTTGTCAAGAAAAGTGTGTAAGTTTTATAAAGATCATAAAAAATTATGTTAATGCCTTAAATCATGTGCTCGTATTTTTTAATACGGACACTGATTTTTTCATTCGCAGCCAGTTGATTTCTGACCATAGCCCAATTTTGAACCTTACTGCCATTCCACTTTTTGTAAAGCTCGGTTGTGCGTAAATAGAGCAATTTGAGTAGTGCATTTCATTTGGAAAAGCACCCTTTTTTGTAACTTTTCTGAAACTTAAATTTATGCTTTCAACCGCATTGGTTGTACACATAACCTTACGAACGGCACTGCCGTAATCAAAAAGCTGCTCGACATGGTTGAATTTTCGTTTCCACACATCAACTGCTCCGTGAAATTGTTTGCTGTGCAAACGGTGAAATAATACATAAAGTAATGTGAAATTTTCTGGTAACGCAGAAAGTGAAATGAAATAAATCAGCTCACGCCGTAGGTATTTCACATTCAGAAGGAATATTTCACACGCAAAGCGTATTTCACAAATTCGTAAGGATTTATATCACTAAAAAAACGACAGGTAAAAAACCTGTCGTTTTCTGGCTCCCCCAACTTACTTTGTAAGGAAGGAAAGTAACTGCCTCACATACTATGTTTGGTTCTTAAACAGCACTCGCACAATCCCAGTTCACTAAAAACAGTCCACAGGACTGTTTTCTTAACGCTCACCTTCTCGCCCGATTTAGCAGTAAATTTAGATAAAAAAACAGAGTAGTCAAAAGACTACTCTGTTGTGGCTCCCCCAACTGGGCTCGAACCAGTGACATCATGATTAACAGTCAAGATGTCTATTTTAAAAAAGTCAGTATTTATCGGCATTTTCGGACTTTTTAAACTGTGTCTGTAGTAAATCTGTAGTAATTCTCGCAATTAAAAAAATATTTACTTTTTTAAAAAATATTTCAAGAAAACACTTGACTTGCCACTCAATGGGTGATATAATATAGTCAAGATAAAGAAAGGGGACATCAAAATGACAAGAACAGAAAACAAGGAAATTACCGTAAAAGATTGGTTTGCCAGCAAGGTGGCAAATGAACTTGGCAAGAACATCACAATGTGCTATGTTTTTGCAATCTTGAAGGAAACAGAAAAAGCCGTATATGCAATGCTTAATGTCGGATGCTATCAGCGCAAGACAATGTGGATTCCAAAGTCTGTTCTTGTTGAGGAAGATGTTCCCGATGATTCCAACCACAAAGTAATCTATACAGACGACTATGACAGAGCAGTTGAACTCTTCAAAGACCATTGGTCAGACTATGTTTAAGCAAAGGAGTAAACACTATGAAAAAATATGTTATTGATGAAAACGCAAAAGAGAAGTTAATTGAAACCGAGGACTACACACGAGAAGAATTGAAAAAACTTATATACGGAACGGTGTACGATGCGAATGTAGATGCTTTGTCGGAAGAGGATATAGACTTTGAAACTTACGAAAGGCAAATCGGCTTATATGTCAACGATTACGCAAGAACCTATTTCGCCGATGTACTGTCAGAAGAGGAATTAAGCGAAATCATCGATGGAGTTGAAGAGGAACTTATCGAGATTACAAGAGAAGCAGAACTTTAAGCAGATTTAGATCGGAGGCGACCATATGATGAATGATTCTCAAAGCATCAATGATATTTTAATTTCTTTCTTCCAATCTGCAATGACCGAAAAAAATATAACATATCGTGTGCTTGCGAAAAAACTGAAGTGTAGTGAAAAAACAGTTTTCACTTATTTCACGGATAAAAAAACAAAAAGAAGTATTCCGTATAGTTTAGCAGTTGTGATTTATTTTGTGTTAATGCAAAATAAGGATTTTAAAAATTCCGAAGAAAGAGAAAATTTAGAGAACGAAATCAACCGTAGTTTTTATTCTGCGTTCCGAAAAGCTTTTGATTTGGCAGGTAAGAATTATTTGAAGTTTGAAGCAGAATACGGCATTTCACATTCAACATCTTATTGCTACTATAATGAGAAAAAAGCACCTTTATTAAATTCGGCGTACAAAATATCGCAATTACTCAATTTTGAATTACTGTATATTTCAGAAATAATCAATCAGCAGATAAAATAAAAAAGGAGAAAACATTATGAAAAAAGAAATCTTAAATTTGATTGAAAGCAACGAGGGCAAATTTGTGTTGAATAACATCAGCTACCTAAGAAGATGGAAAAAATCCGCAATTGGTGAAAGTGTAGACAAGTTAGTCGTTGAATTTGAAAATATCAATAATGTCAACTTCGGAGTAGCAAGCAAAGAAATTGTTGCAAGAGATTACAATGGTATTATCAGCGAAATCACGATTGCAACAAAACAGTATTTGCAGGAAGTGTCAGACGAACTTTGCAGAAATCTAAAATGTGGATATATAAATTCAAAATAAAAAAGGAGTTAACTCACCTTGAACACAATATATATTGAAGAATCTGCCTACTCTTATCTTCGAGAGTGGGCAGACAAAGACCGATTGAAATGCTCATTAGCTGAACCGTTTTTCCAAAAATGTGAAATACGCAAAAAAGATAATCCTGAATACGTGCTATATGTTGAATCCAAAGGACTTCAAAGAAGATTTTCTTTAAAATTCAACAAAAAACTGCTTGCAAAAGGCGAGTTCCACCCCACTCCTGAAGGGGCGAACGATTTTCTAATTCATTATAAAGTCGCAGAAGAAACTGAAACGAGCCAAGAACAGCTTAACGTGATGATGATTTTGATAACTTCATATATTCACACGAATGCATTCCTGTGGTATGGGAATTATCTTGACCGAGATAAACGAGAGTTTTCGGCTGTCGGAACAAATCAAAAAGGCAACAAAACAATTGTGTTCAGACCGTTTCAAAATCAACTCTATGCAGCCTCGGTCGGTCATCATCGAAGCCCTGAAGGTGTGTTCCAAGTTCGAGGGCACTTCCGCCGATATAAGACAGGTAAGGTCATTTGGATTGACGGTTTTATGAAAGGGGTTGATAAGATTGACAACGATTAAAGAGGCACGGCTCAACGCTGGATTAACCCAAGCTAAAATGAGTGAAGTTTTTGAAATTCCCAAAAGAACAATTGAAAACTGGGAAACCGGCAAGCGAAACCCCCCAGCCTATGTTGAAAAACTTGTAATCCGTGAACTTGAAAGGATTGCGAAAGAAAATAATAAATAATAACAAATTCCCCTCACTCGCTTTTTTACGGCGGATGAGGGGGATTTTTTTGCAATTATGTGTTGAATGTCCTTTAGGTTTTAATCAGCTGAGTGCCTTTTTTGCATTTGCAATTTTTTTATCTTTAGCCCAATTGCAATCATTGATAAGATGATAGATAGCATTGATTGTCTTCTCGCCGACAATGCCGTCAACTGTGACCTTACCTGCTCTCTGTGCTTCTTTTACAGCTTTCAGTGTACCGTCACCGAAACCGTTCGAGTTATCAACCTTAGTCTTGATAATTTTCATGTTGTACAAAGTAATCAACTGCTTCTTAAAAGCAAGTGTTGCCGTATTGTGTGCGCCGTATTTAATCATTTCCTCATTCTCCTTATTTGATGTTTTACCGCAGAGTTGTGCGGTTACTTCGTCTGCAAGATTGCCGAGCCTGTTATAGAGCCAGTCGCCCGGGCAAGATTTATTAGCAAACCACCTGTGTACAGTCAAGACCATTTCGCCCGACTTCGGCGAATAATTTAAAGTCTTGTCCTCGTTACCAAACCAAAGCAGTTTAGTCTTGCCGTTACGCTTGCAAATGTCAACGCAAAGTGCAATAAGTTTGTTGTACACTTTACTGTTCATGGTGTACGGAGCTACTGTGTCGCTTGCACATTCAATTGTAACTGCACGCTGGTCATTTGCGTTTGATGAACTACACCAAGAGCGGTTGCTCTCATCGACACAGAGTAACACTCTGCCGTCATAGCCGATTCCGTAGTTACAGCTTGCCTCACAGGCTGTGTTCTGAAAAATGTTTCCGAGCGTTTCAACGCTACACTGACCGACTACACAATGCGGAGTAATGCGGTCAATGCTGTGTGTACGCTTACCGCTGTGATTTGGTGATAATTTAGTGTAATTAACAAGTTTTGAATTACTCATAATTATTCCTCGCTTTCGTTCACTTCGGGCAAACCTGCCACTGATGTAAGTATCGACAACACACCTGCAAGCAGAGATGCCGAGCCTACCGCAACCCAGTTTACATCTGTCATCACGGCAGACACACCGATTGTTGCAATAGCAGTCTGTGCAACAGTCTTAATCGCTCTGACGGCTGTTGCTTTTGCCCATTTTTGGGTAAAAATCTTTTTCATTTTCATTCTTTCCTTTCGTTGTTTTTTTCAAGGTCTTCAATCCGATGATTGGCAACCTTAATTTCTTCGTCCACAACCGCATTGTGCTGTTCAATCGCATATGTGCGCTCAATGAGATTGTTATGTTTTTCAACTTTCTTTTCGAGCTGTTCGATTCGATAGTTTGATATTCGGTTGCTTACACAAATGCCACCAAGTGTGCCAACTAAAGTACCAAACAGCGATATAACCGATACAATTACTTCGGGTGTCATTTTACTTCAATCTCACTTTCGACAGGCTCGTCAACGGTTGGATTGTCGCCCCAAACTGCCATGACGGCATTGTAATATTCATCAGACAGCACCGTTTTGAGCTGTTCTCTGCCCGTCTTGCTGTTCATGTATGCGTTGCGGATGTTACCGCCTACCTGCATTTCTTCACCGTTAAAGGTCAAAAACTGCTGTCTGAGTACCGACACGCTGTCCTTTGTGAGCATATCGAGTGTGATTTTTTCTTTAAGTTCCATAATTTTTACCTCCGTTATTTAATTTTGTACAAGCAAATCACATTAATTTGCTCGCCGTCTGCGAATGTATATGCGGTCTTATCCTGAGTCGAAAACTGTAGCCAAGTGTTATTTTTCGGAATGGCAAATTTAAAGAGCTTGCCAAGGTTTGAAATACCAACACAAAAAACATTGTCCTCGGAAATACATTTGTACGGCAAATCAATCAGCGGACACATGTTATTGCCGCTAAGAGATACTGCGTTCATTTTGACCGTTGCACTGACGATTACGATGTCACCAATCGTCTTATATGTACAGTTTGCACTTTTGATTTTATCTGCAACGGTTGAGTATGGTGTAAGCGTTGATGTTCCGCTTTCGATATTTGACGAATCGTATTTAGTTGCAAGAAGCTTGTCCGTTTCTTCTGATGAGTAGGCTTCGTTTGCGTCGTAATAGAAATCGTTCAGATATTTAACGCTCGGATAATTAGTGCTGCTGTCTGTAATGTCCGTTTTGGAGCTCACTTTGTTTGAATTGTCTTCTTTTGGTTTAAGTGCATTGGCTACGTCTGTTGCGTTTGCCTTGCCTGTAAGAGCTTTCTCTGCCGTCTGCATTCGTGCTGATAACTGACTGACCGTGCTTTTATCAGCTTTGTCAGAAACAGACGAATCAATCCCGTTAAGCCTTGCTCCAAGTGAATTATGACCGCCTCTTGCTGTGGCAACCTCTCGGCTGATTTCGGCAAAACTGCCAGCACTTTCGCTATCTATCTTGCTGTTCTCAGCGAGGCTCGGTGTGACTTTAACTTTTAAGGTCAGCGGAGTATTTAACACCTGCGTTTCGCCATTTGCAATCTTAATTTCGATTGCCAAGAAGCCCGACATAGACTTGAAATTTTCGAGCGGAACAGTAATAACATCCGCTGTGCTGTTCAGTGTGCAAGCGACTGAATCTGAAATTAAATATCCGTCCGTCGCAAAGGTTGCAGTTACTGTGCAGTCTGCAAAGGTCAATTTTTCACCGCTGGCCGTCAACATTACATCGAGATAGCGGACTGCTTTGTCATTTACATTTGCAATTGCAACAATATTCGGTGCGTTGCGGTCATTTACATCAATTGTAATTGATTTATGTTTTATGCTAATTGCCATTATCTTCTAAACCTCCTTTGAATTTTGAGCAAATCAGACATTGACATACTTAAGTCGCCGATTGTAATTTCTTTGTATTTCTGAGATACACTATCGTAGACCGTTTTTGAAATTCTTCGGTTCAAATTCGTGCCGTCTGGCATTACAACCGTCACTTCATCATAAAGTTTGATTGCGTGCATTTTAGTGAGCTCGTTTTCAAGAGTTACCCTTATACTCAGGGTTTCCGCTGTCTGTTCTGTTGAATAGTTATAATCGGCAACGGCATTCCGCAAGGCATCTCTGACTTCTTCGTAGTTTTCGCCGGTGCTTGGATTTAAAGTATATTTTTTGATTTTACTTGTGCAATCATACAAATATGTGTTTTTTATGCTCCGTTTTAAACCTGTTTCATACGGTTCAGGGCTTGATACGACAACTTCTTTATTATTCGTAGTGTTGCATCGTGCGTAAGGCATAACATGTGTATAGTAGTTGCCAATTTCAGCAGTCTGCTTATAATCTGACACATTAGCGCCGAAAGCTATACGATAGCCATTTTTCGCACCTGCTGTACTGATTTTGTTAAAATAAATGTCAAAATTATTAAAATACAAAACACCGTCAAACTGATTTATCAACCCTTCGTCATCGTCCTTGAAGATATCCTCAAACTTTACTGCCTGCGAGTAGCCTAAGTAAATTCTTTTCTTTGCTGTGATTGATGAACTGAAACTAAACCACTTATATGGGGCCTCCGTAAACCACATATGCAGAGGTTCTCCTACTATGCTGTAGTCTCGCATAAAGTGGTCAATGAGTTCTTTCGGAGTGCCATACATCGAACCGTCTGTTGCACGAGGAATTGTGCCATTTTGGAAAAACATTCTTGACACATGTTCGCCCGACACGGTCAAATCACCGTTTTTATCGACCTCTATTTTGGTCACATAAAAGTACTGTGGTTCAGATACATTATTTACTTTCGCTTTAATATATGAGGTTATTTTTATTTTTGACGCGAGCTTATCTGTGCTTTTTATTTTCGCACTAAAGCTGTATGTGCCATTTTGCTCCATTGTAACCAAAAACTCGGTGCATTCGGTCAAAAAACCGAAACCGTTAGATTCAAACAATGGTGTTGAGTTTTTGTAAAAGTCAGCAATATTGTACAAAATAGGATACATTACAATTTTCTCCAATTCGGCTTAATTTCAATATCGGTAAACGCATTTGCGTTTTTTCCTGAGAGTTTTATTTTATTCCATCCGGGCAAAAACTTTGGAAACTCTGTACAGCTTATGCAATTGTTTGCTAAGCTCATGCCGTTATCAAAAAAAGCGGACTGCTGTTCGGAATCAAGCTCAATATAATCCTTATCCGATGAAGTTTTAACAGTTAAAGTTTGACCGTTATTAACCGTCAGCGTCAACGGATTAACCTTTGCACCTTTGTTGATGATTTTAATTAAAGGCTCGGCGGTGTAATTTTCAGGATTATAGACTTCGATTTCTGCGTTTTGTGTCGAAGTTAATTTCGGTCTGATAATCTCCTGTCCCAAGTCACTGTACCAGAACGGCACTCGGCTGAAATTTATTGTTGTTGACAAGCAAAGGGGGGCAACCTCTTCTATTGGCTCAATTCCAGTACAAATTGCTTTCGTAAAATAACCGGGGTTGTATGAATCCCTAAAGATTTTATACTCGCCGTCCCAAACAGTAAGCCACTCTGCAAACGCTCTTACAAGCTCAGCGTTACTTTCGTTGGGCACAATGTATGGATAACTGTTGACCTCAAACTGCATTTCAACATTATCGAAAACACCATTGTCAGAAATTACTCCGCCGTTTTTGCCGTAGACAGAAGTAACGTCAAAATTACGCTTTGCAATTTGATGTTTGGGAGGTGTAGCTATAAAAAAGCCTAATGTCCGCAAATTGGTACCGTTATATGTAAAACTATGCCTCATCTTTAACCTCCCCACTTCGACGCTTCACCGTCAAGCGTTTGCACAATTGCAGTCGATACACGGCGGTTAAAATCATCAACATCCATATCATTATTGATATGGACATCGCCTGTAAATTGAATCTTAATCGTAGGCGAATTTGTAACAGCTTTCAACATTTGACCGTTTACTGTCGCATTTTGACTTTGCGTGCGAATATTTGCAAACTTGCCGTTAATTGCTCGAATCGGATCACCTTCAAGTGCTGACAAGGTTCTTGAACTCATAGACCTTGCCGCCTTTTCTGCTTCTCCGATTTCGTCTTTAATGCCGAGTGGGTAACCTCGTCCTAAGTCTTGTCCTAATTTTCGGCTTTTTCGGGCAGGCGAATGTGAATCTTGTGTTTTCTGAATAGCACTAAGACTTAATTCTGCAAGTCCTCCTGCCGACTTAAATAATTTATCGGTAAGGCTTCCAGCACCGTCCATATAGCCTTGAACTAAGTTTTTGCCTTCTTCGTAGAATTTGTCATAAACTCCCGAAAAATTATCAAAGATTCTATTGACAAGCGACTTGCACGAATCATCAACTTTTTTGTTGGCGTCTTTGTCTTTCGTACCTTTGCTGGTGCCCTCAGGGATGCCTTTACCGGCTTCTTCGCTGTTTGGTTCGAGTTTGTTAAGCTCAACGGTTGCCTTATCTACAAGCTCTTTTGCATTATCAACCATTTTTTGAGTTACGCCCGGTTGATTTTCGTCCATTGCAGTTTTTAGCAGTTCATAGTTTGCGGTAAAGTTTGCAAGCTGGTTTTCGAGGCTTTCTCTTGAACCTGTTTCGGCATCAATAAAACCGTTTTTGATTTTCTGCTGTTGTGCGTTGATTTCGTCAGCTTTACCCGTGGCGATTGCGGCAACCGTACCGTACATATCGTTGTACTTAGCAAGTTCGATTTCTGCTCTTTCCTGCAATTCTTCGGCTTCTTCAATTTGGTCTTTAGTCACGCCTTCAACACCGTCTTTGTATGCCGTTCTTAGATTCTCGGCATTTGTCTTAAAATCATTGACCTGCTGTTCGAGAGCATCTTTGTTACCGGTAGTATAAGTAACAATGTTATTAGACAAGTCCGACATTGCGGCTTTAATTTCTTTGGTGTTACCTTTAGCGTTTGCCGCTGTGAGGTTCTCATAATTTTGGATTGTGGTGTTATAATCAACTACTTTTTTCTGATATTCCTTATACTTGCCATCTGCTTTGTCAAACTCTATTTGTTTAGCCTTTAAATTGTTTTTGGCTTCATTTTGCGCCTCGCTGTAAGCTCTTCCGACGGATTTTGATAAATCTTCAAAATGTTTATACATATTTTCGCCGTTTTGAAAATCTTTGAGTATTTTTTGGTAATACTGCTGAGATATTTTGCCGTTTTCAAAACCCCAGCCTGCATATTTCAAAGCCGTTTGACCTGGCGAAAGTCCAGTGACTCTCATTTGTGTAACTTTTGCCTTAGCTAAACCTACATCTTTTTGTGCGCTTTTTTTTGCTACATAACCATTTGTAACATCATTTTTTGCGCTTTTTAAGCCTGATACAGCAGTTTGATAGGGCTCTTCAAGTGCCGATAACATTGCAAGCGCTTTTTTTGATTCAAGTGCCTCATCAATTGAGCCTTTAAGGTCTTTATAGGACTGAATAACATTGCCGTTCCAAGTGATTTCATCGCCTGTAACTCGGCTCAATTCATTGGTAATAAATTTTGCTCTATCCTCGTAGCCTTTTTTGACTTTGCCGTTTTGATTTACAATGCCTTGCAATTCGCCCCACAAATCGTCATAATATTGAAATTCACTTTCAACCTCTGATACCGCATCTTTTTTGCTCTGCACATATTCATCGTTGGCATCTTTCAGCTCTTTGATTTCTTCTTTTGCTTTTTCCTGAGCTTCGTTAAGTTCTTCTTGGGATTGTTTTGCACTGTCGTTAGCCTCTGAAAATGCCCAAATTTCGCCTATAGCACCAACAACTAAACCTGCAACTAATCCCCACAAATTTGCTTTTTGAGCAGTGTTAAGTCCCTCTTGTGAGATTTTAGCGGCATCTGTTGCCGCTTTCAAAGACTTGTAAGCTCCCCACAGATTTTTGATTTCTGTAACTATTTTAGTGGCCTTTTTACCCGACCAAATAGCAGTAGTTAAAACACCAATCTGTTTTAGCGTTGGAATAATATCATCTGTATGCTTACTCGCAAAATTACAAAGTTTTTTGACTTCGGGGAATAATGATTTGCCGATAGGATTAATGACATCAGTTTGCACAGTCCTGCCGAGGCTTGCCCAATCGGCTTCAACATCATCGTATTTGATGTCTTTAATCTTTTTCATGGTATTTTTGGTCTTGTCGGCGGAGCCATTAACTTTCATTAAAGCTTTTACTCCGTCTATGCCCAAATCTTCCCACATCGTACCGAAGAGGTCAACGCCTGCCTGATTCTGCTTGACCTTATCGTCCATCTCAAAAAGAGCCTTTAAGACTTCTGATGTTGCGGATTTTGCGCTGTCTCCGCCTTTTGCAAATCTTGCCTGCAAATCCTCAATACTACCTTTTGCGCCTTTGCCTGCTGATTCGAGATTTGCAAGATTTTCTTTAGCAGTTTTTAGCGCCTCTGAATATTGTTCAATTTTATCGGCATTCCTTTGCTTTGTTAATTCGCTCGTCGAATTGTTAAAGCCTTTTTGCTCCTCTTTTGCATAGTAAAGATTTTTTTCGAGCTTTGCGACTTCATCCTTGGCTTTTTTAATGTCCTCAGCCGAGGCTTTTGCGCCGTAGCCGAGAAGAGCAAATCCCTCCTGCGTACTCGAGGCTGTGTCCTTAGAGCGGATGCCAAATTCTTTCATTGCATCGCCGAGCTTGTCGATACTGAAAGTACCTGCTTTAGAGCCATTTTCAAGCGAATTAAAAAATTCATTTGCATCATAGCCGAGTTGCTTATAATGTACGGAATATTCGTTGATTGTGTCGAGCAAATCGCCGTTTTTATTCAGACCTTTTTGGCTGCCCTGAGCAATAAGATTAAACGCTTCATCGCCTGTTACACCGAACTGTTCCATAAGCATGTTCGCCGCTCTTAGCGTTTCGACGAAGTCATAATCATAGGCATCTCTTAAAGTAAAGAGATTTTCGGTCATATCTTTAAGCTTGCTTGGATTGGTCTCGTTCGTTGTCTGCTTAATTAAAGCAAGAACATTCGCAACTTCTTCCTGAGATTCGCCGAAATTTCCTTTGTAAACATCTTCAAGGACATCTTTGTACTTTGTCATCTCCTCGGCGGTCAAGCCTGCTTGTGCCTGCAAAGAGTTTAGCGCCTTTTGTTCGCCGTTTGCGCTTACAATTGCGCCTGTAACAGCTCCGCCAATTGCCGTTGCTGTAGCAGTAGCTTCTTTTAAGGCATCGCCAACAGCAGATTTAAGGTTGTCAGCTGAGGATTTAACCTCATCCATTTCTTTCTTGACCTTGGATAAATCAGTTTTATTCGACTTGTTTTTAAGGTTTTCAACCCCATTGGCGACTTTATCAAATTCGTCTCTTGTCTTGTCGAGTTGTTCGTTAAAGGAGTTAAGTTTGCTTTTGGTTTTTTCAACTTCACGCTGATAAGCTCTGTACTGTTCCGTCGAAATTTCGCCGTTTTTTGCCTGTTCTTCAACCTGATTTTGTACCTCAAGCAAGCGGTCAAGAGCGGACTTGCTTTTAGCAATCTGCTCTTGTAATACCTCTTGCTTTTGAGCAAGCAAAACAGTGTTTTCAGGATCAAACTTTAATTGTCTGTTAACAGCCGACAATTCGCTCTGTAAGCTCGCCGATGAGGACTGTACAGCTTTTAGGGATTTTTGCAAATCCATTGTATCGCCGGCAATTTTGACGGTAATACCCTTAATTGTAGATGCCATATCTATCCTCCAACTTTTTATATCTGTTCATAAACTCGCTGTACTGCTCTTCCGAGATTTCTTTGTTTTCAAATCTTTCTGTAACGAAAGGCAATACAGATTTCATCTTCTGAAATTTTTCTTCATCCTCGTGAATGTTTTTATTGTTTCGTAATGCAAAATAGGTTTCGATATAATCCAACACAAAACCTATTGTAAACCTTTGTAAATCTGCGACAGTCAGACCACACCTGACGGCATAAGACAAGACCTCTTTTGCCGTCAGGAAAGTTCCGTTTAGGTCGCTGTCGCTGTCACTTTTGGGCTGTCGCTTTTAAGACTGTCAACGATGAGCTTGATAATTGTGTCGGTCGCTGAAATAGCATCCTTAATGCTCAAATTTTTTGACCAAACTTTAAAGTTAGGAATCGTATCGTCTGCCGTTTTTGCCGCTGCCCATAAAAGCTTTACAGCAGAACCGAACTTTACATCGTTAAGATTTTTAACCAGAACACGGTCGGCATCACGCAGAAAGCTGTGGCCTTTGAATGTGTCCTCGTAAATGAGCATCGTGTATGCTGTAACCTCAACCTCAACATTTTTATCGTTAATAACAACTGTGTCTTTCATAACTTAGCCTTTAACCGCCTTTGTGTTGTCTGATGAGGCCTGATCTGTAGGAACTGCCGATTTTGCAGCCTTTACAGCCTTTACAGCAGGAGTTACAACATTTTCCGGCAGAGTGTCGGCATAAGATGTATAGCGTACAAAATCATTGTCAGGGCGTGGTTTTGACGTGATTGTAAATGTTGGGAACTGTGGATCGAAGTTGCCTTCCGATGTTTTGTCATTTCTGGTCGCTCTTGCAGCTACGCAGTCGAAATAAGTGTCAATCTCGTAGAGCTTGTCACCTTTGTATGTTTCCTTGGCAACAAGAAGAGCGAATCTCGGCATCACTTTGATACCGCCCTTCTCAATAATGCCGCCTTCTGTGGCTTCATCGTTGCCGAACCAATCTTTTTCGATGTTATCGACTGCTGAAATAAGTTCAAGGCTGATTGTGTAGCCACCGTTCGCACTTGCTACAATAATAGGCAAGCCGTCAGCGTAGATTGTATTTGAATCGCCGATAGGTTCAGCACCGATACTTCTGCCGCCTGCCTCATCAGATTTAAACCAAATCGGTGTTCCGTATGTAATTTCGCCTGTGCTGCCTTCTGTCAGCACAGCATAACCAACTTTTCTAATAGTTTTGTTCATTAATAAGCACTCCTTATGTTTTTAAATTCTTTTAATTCCGCTCAAATCACCGCCACCCATAGCTTCCGATGATTTGATAAGCTTTTTTATTCCGGCTTCAAATTCGTCGTGAATTTTCTCTGTAGCCGGAGCAATATGCACCTTCGGTTGTACCGTTCCGCCTTTTTGGCCCCTCTTTTTGCGAGTCTTTTCGAGGAGGTGTGTAAGCCGGTACTCAGGTTTAGCAGCATAAACCGTTTTTTCATAAAACCTAAATGTTTCGTTTGTGATTTTAACTCTAAACGATTTGCGATATTTTTTTCTTCTGCCGACAGGTGCATTTTTCTTAATTTCGTTTTTAAGTTCTTCGGCTTTTTCATCAACCAACAATCTAACGCCCATTTGGATGTCAGCCGAATAGGTTGCAAGTTCTTTTGATAAAGTATCGCCGATTCGGTCAATACCGACTTTTTTGTAACTACTCATCGAAAGTCACGCCCAAAGTGTAATAGCTTACACAAAGTTTATTTGTTGTGTCCCACGCTCGGTTCGGCTTTTTCCAACCTAAACCGTTTTCGTTGAGCCACTCCTCAAACTTTGTCTCGCTCTTGTGGTCGTCTTTTGCCGTGTAGAGTTCTATGATGATTTTTGCATTTTTCCAAAGCAATCTACCGTCTGCGTAAATTCCTGTTTCCTCATCTTTGAAGTAGACGAGATATGGGGCAGGAGTTGATTTGTTGTAATCGGCTTCAACGCATTTAAAGCCACAGCCTTTGATAAGTTCGACAAATTCGTCGTAATTCTTAAAAAACATCTGCACCACCCTTATACAGCCCCCTCTGTGACAGGCTCACAATTGAGCAAGGGGGATTTTTGCTCTTATCATGCTGTATCTGTTCGATTTTAAACCTTGTGCCGCTGATAACAACCGCCATATCCGTTCTCAAAGTTTCATCTTTGTGGATATGGATAACTTTTGACAGTTCAATATCGTTCTGTTTTGCTCCGTAAAACCGAGTTACTCCGATTTTTTCATTGCCGAAACGATATTTTTTCAGGCTGTCGGCGATGATGTCGTCGTTTTCATCGGTTTCATAGATTTTCGCAACACCGTCATTAAAGGTTAAAAAATCTATGTTATTCTTCGGTATCATACATTCGCACCTCGTATTCCTGCCTTAATTTCAAAATTTCGCTTTCAAAATTATGGTCGAACATTTCAACAGCGTTCGAGTAAGCGTATCTGCAATAATCAAACAACAAACTTCTTGCCCTTGTCGGTCGTTCAAAATCCTCATCAGTAAGCAGAGGGTTATAATCACGGAGGTGCTGTTTTCCGTTGGCTATAATTAACTCAATTTTTGACTTTGTGCTTTCATCTGTTTCGATGTGCTCACGGTCAAAATCGAGCATATTAACTACATCGTTTATGATTCCCATTGTTCAACACCTCCGCAATAAATTAAACTGTTGTTGCCTGATTAAGAGTTACCTTAATTTCAGCAGGGTTGAGCGCCGAAATGTCGAGCTTAAGAAAATCGTTTGTGTGAAGCGAAAAGCCTGTAGCGTAAGCCTTAATAAGATAAACTCTGTTATCTTCAAGAAACTGGTACTGGTCAGAGTAATCAAGCTTACCTTCCTTGCCTGTTGAGAGGCAGGCTTTATATCTTGAAAGTTGACCAATAACGGCAGTGCCTTCCGCAACCATTTCTGACGGATAAACATTTGTCGGGAACGGGAAGAGGTTGTTCTTGTACGAGCCGTCGGTTGCAAGCACAGTTGTAGCAGGGATAATCTTTGTGAGATAGTCCACAGGATTAACGATGAGGTCAACCGATGTAATGTTGTTGGTTTTACCGCCCTTGCCCTTTGCGAGTTTTGCAACAACATCCATATATGACTTAATGTCAAGGCTTGTGAGCTTTGTTGCTGTTTTTTCAGTGTATGCACCTGCCTTTACAGCGCCCTCGGGATCTTTCAGCATACCGATAGGCTTTCCGTTGCCGTCACCGTTGATAAAGCCATCTTCAAGAGCATAAGCAAGTGCATCGGCGAGGATTCTGCGGACATATGCGTCGATGTATATAGCGCCAAGGTCAAGTATATCCTTCGGGACAGGGATAAAGGCACTTACTTTTGATGTTGAGAAATCCTTTTCCTGGATTGTGCCGGCAAGCTCCTGTGTGATTTTTGAGCTTAAAGCGCCCCAGGCAGCAAGCTGTTTTGTGTCTGTAGCAAAGATTGCCTTAACAGAGCCGTATGTGTTTTCAATGCCGATTGCATCAAGCAGAGGATGATTGCTGGTAATGTCCTCAAGCACGGTGTCAAGAATCGTCTGAGGAATTGTAACATCAAGACCTGTGAGTGCCTGCTTAACATCAGCAGATTTTGCCGCTGTGACAAAATTATTGTAAAACTTCTGCTCTGCGCTTGTAAGCTGTCTGAATCCTCTCTTGGCAAGGATTGTGTTATCGGCAGTTTCGCCAATTTCCTGTGCGACCTCAATGATTGACTGCTGAATACTATCAGCATAGGCGTTGAGAGCCTCGGTCATTTTTGCTTCATCTTTGGAATCAATGGCAGTTTTCAAGTTCTGCGCAAACTTTGCTTTTGCGTTCTTAATCGCGTCAAGATTCTTCATTTTTTTAATCTCCTTTATAAATAATTTTTGTTTTTGAAATACTCTTCAATAAAGCCAAAGCTATCCTTTTTTTCGGGATTTTTCGGTTTTGGCTCGGGTGGTGTCTGTGGTTCAGGCGGCTCAGGCTTTGTACCAAGCATTTTTGCAAGTTCTGCCGCTGCCTGTTTTGCTTTTGGATTCTTCTTTTGCTGTGCATCGTCAACAATCTCTTTTGATTCGGTTAAGTCAACCGGATCAAGAATTTCGTCACACAAGCCGATATTGAAGGCTTCCTCTGCCGTCAAAAATGTTTCAGCATCAAGAAGCGGCTCGAGGGTTTCTCTCGTGAGCTTATCGCCTGCGTGTACAAGATAAGAGTTTGTACTTGCTTCACTGATTTTGTCGAGCTGAGTTGCAAATTCTCTGTGTTCCTTCGCATTGCCGTAACAACCGCCGACTGCATGATGAATCATCATTGTTGTGTTTGACGGCATTACAATCTTGTCAGCCGCCATTGCAACAACAGAGGCAATCGAGCAAGCCATACCGTCAATGTATGCAGTGACCGGCACACTCTGCCTTTTTAGCAGATTGTAAATCGACACGCCTTCATCAACAAATCCGCCCACAGAATTGATGTAGATTTCAATGCCTTCAATTTCGCCTGCTTTTTCAATCGCCTTGCGAATGTATTCGGCGCTTGTCTTGGATTCTACGAGGTCGCCCCAAATGTTCAAACAGCTCGGCTCAATTTCGCCATAAAGATATATCTGCAAAACATTCTGATTTTCTGCAATTTGCTTGATGTTGTAATTTCTACTTTTCATTTATTCTATTCACCACCCTTCAAAGCATTTGCTATTGTTTGGTAATTTTTAGTAATGTAATATGTGTGCGCCCAAGCCTCAGAGCAAGGGAGCATGTTGCAATATTTTTGAGCCTGCGCAGGTGTCAGCACACCGCTTGCAATTGACTTATCAAGATTATTCGCCTGACTGATTGCGTCAATATGTCTGACTGTCGTTGTGTCAATTAAGAGATAATTGCCTTTGTTAAATTCAGCACCGCCGAATCTCTTTTTTGTAATCTCTTGCTCAAACATATTTGCAATCGGATCAATTGCATTACCAATAGCGCAATCCATAGCGTCCGAGAGCTGAGAGGCTTCACCGCTTAAAATTGCCGGCGGAATGTGCAAAGCGTTGCCGACAATCGTGTACGCCTCAGTTTTTAACTTCTGAATATCATTAATCTCGCTGTTCGTAGTCTTTCCGGCATCGGTTGACGGCTCGGTGTAGTGCATGCCTTTGTACAGAGGCATAACGGCGTTCTTATTCGCGTAAAACGCTTTAAACTGCTTTGCCAAAACTTTGTTGTAAGTTCCAGCGAAGTTTTCGTCGCCGAAGCTGTAATTATCCATCTCTAAGATGCCTTTATGTCCGACAGCTTTGTTATATCTTTCTTGAGCTGATAACATTAACTGCTCGTAAGTGTTGCACATATCCGATAACAAGCCGTTAAGAGCAAAGTTGTTATATCTGAGGTAAATTACCTCACTTTCAGGAAAAATGCGCTGATATGTAAAATTTCGGCAAGTAACGCCGCTGAATGTGTCGTCAATCAAAGCGTGTTCCGTTCTCGAGAAGCTATCAGCAATCATAAGCTGATTATCGGCAGTTTCAACAATTAAAAGCTCATTGTCAAAAATCAGTTTAGCCACAGCTTGTGTAAAAAACTCGATTTTTGTTTGATGTTTGTTAGGTGCATAGTTCCACAGATAGTATTCAGCTTTGCGACTTTCTCGGTTATTGTTTACCGTCACAAATTCACATTTTGCCAAACTTCGAGCGATAAAATCAATCGCTGTAAATAAGGCAAGTTCTGTCAAGTGGAATCTCTGTTCATCAACTGTCGAGCCGTCCTCGTTAAATTCCGCTGCAACGGCATCTTTTTTAAAGAGATTTTTTACCCAGTTTATCACTTTCATCTTTTCACCTGCCTTTAAAATACAATTGCGTTAAAGCAATTCTCGATTTCATCAACCGTCATCGGCTGATTTTGCTTCAACAAATCAAGCTGTGTATATGCTGCGACAAATGCCATAAATCCATCTGTTTTTCGTGATTTTGGTTCGATTTTGCCATATATGATATTGCCGTTTTTATCCTCAATTGCCGATGTATTGTTCGTGTACCAGCGCATAAGTGCCGAATCACCCCAAACAATACGATGATTAGCAAAATCCGAAGCAATCAGAGGAGCTACAAGCATTTTATCTGACGGTCTAACCAATTTGAGATTATTTCGTCCTTTACGGTCACACTCAAAACCTAACTGCATTAACGGTTCTTTGAGCAAAGTGTATCGGTAACTATCCAATGCTCCGCCGACGATGTTGTAATGCTTTTTCTGCTCTCTCAACCAGTCAGCTACAATTTCGGGAGGTATTTCCGCTCCGTCAACCCTTTGTAAATCAGGCTGTTGAACATAAGGAAATTTAATTCGTCCAAGGTCTGCCGATTGTGAGCAATACCACGAAAACGGTTTCCATGCGATTGAGCCGTCAATCAAAAACATTAAACCGATACCCAAAAAGTCAGTAGTTTTTGTGTAGTCAATGCCAAAAACACACGGCTTACCTTCAAGGTCGGGGAGAGGCCTGTTTGTAGCTTTGATATTTTCCCACGAGGTTACAGGATTCGCTTCTGTTCCCTGAGGGCGGTTCATTCTTTTCGTCATAAAAGCGGTGTTGCTATTCGGATCAATTTTCCAGTTTTCATATTCCTTCCGAAGCTCTCTAAGCAAGTTTGGAAAATACTGCAAGCTTGGATTTGCTTTGTACCAGTTTTGTTCGTCGTGTACCTCTTTATCGTCATTCAAGCGACAAATGAAATAAAGTGTGCCATTGTCAGGTGCATCACCGTTCAAAACTTCAAGGCCTCTCGCAAACTCTTGGTCAAGCGGACCGTCTCGAACATTTCCCATAGTCGTTGTGGTCGTCGTTCTTGGCATCGGCTTTTTTCCTAAGCCGGTGACAAACACTTCAATAAGCTTGTAATTTTCATATGCGTGTTTTTCATCAAAATCGACCTTGCCCGGTCTACCGCCGTCTTTTGTGCTACTGTTAGATGTCCGATATCTCAAAACAGAGTTTGTCTTTACATTCACAATTCTTGTTTTCGTCCACTTGAAGTGTTTTTGCATTTTAGCTTTGTTATTTTCAAGGACATTATAAATATCGTTAAAAGTAATAGTCGCCTGATCTTCCGATGTTGCACAAATGTCAATATCGTAATTTTTAATACCGTTCACTGGTGTTAAAAGTGCGAAATCCTCAAAAGCTAAATAGCCGTTTTTGCCTGTGCCTCTTCCGACGATAAGTGCAAGGTCGGGAAACCTTAAAACACCGGGAGCTGAGTATGTGCAATTATGCAACGCAAAACAAAACTTTTCCCATTCAAAAAGTCTATAAGGAAAATATTTCTGAAAAGATAAATACTTTTCAAGCTGTTCTTCGTCAACATAAACTTCTTCATTCTCAAAGACATTTTCGACAAATTTTATCAGCTGAATTTGTTCACGACAGACACGATATTTACCGCTTTTAACAAGGTCTATATACTCATCTATGACTTTACAGTTCGTCATCAGATTCGCTCTCAACTTTGTCAATCGACAGCCCCATTTGCGAGAGGATCGCTAAACGCTGTTTGTTGTACATTACGGCATTTTTTACAGAGGGATTGTCCTTCATATATTCTTTACCGGTGGCACTGATAGCTTTGTAAGTTAAGCCATTTTTGCGGATGTCAGTCTGCATTTTACGCTCAAGCTTCGTGCAAAAAATATAGCTGTCAATTAAATCTCTATAAACTTCAATGTTTGCCCCCTTCAAAGTCAGTTGCTCAATTAAGCTGTCTTTGATTTCTGCAATTTTAATTTGTGCCATTTATACTACTCCTCTCTCAAAAATCTCTCGTGTGCGTGCGCGAGACCAAACTGTCGTGCCTTTACACCGTTATCCATTGACCTCAGAATTTTTCGATTTTTTACCCGGGGGTATGCTTTTTTTCGCTCACCATCGCTCGGCAAACTCATCTTTTAATTTTTTCGGCTCGTATTTATGGTGCTCTTTGTAGTGGCAATCTTTGCATAGACATTCGAGGTTGTTGATGTCAAGAGCAAGGTCAGGTCTTACCTTTAGATACAACTTATGATGCACCGCCTCGCAAGGGCTGTACTTACCCACAGCACGACAGCGTTCGCATTCATAATGTTCAAGTGCTTTTTTTCTGTCACGGACTTCTGCCCAATTCGCTGTCAAGTAAAACCTGTATGCTTTACCGCTGCGAATTTGTTTTATAATCCAATCTGTAGTTACTTTTCGTTTTATCATTGCAATTTAATTTTACATCAAAATCAATCGTTTCTACTGACATCTTTATTTGTGCAAGTTGTACAAATAGCCTGTGTTCAACCCTCGAAGGTTGGCACAAAGTAATCTTGCCTCTTTCAGCCAGCGCCACACAGTTCGCTCGTCCGTGTAGTTTTCAAGAGCACATCTCATTACCCTCGAATTGATTTCACCTTTTTTTAATTCTTCTGTCGGTGCAGGAAAATAAACAGCACATACAGCCTGACAGATGTAGTCTTTTCCGCTGTTCGTCAAGGCATTTAATGTGTCTATCACGGCAAGCAAGTCAAGTCGCAGTGCTTGGTGCATTGTTTTGTCAGAAATGATTTGTGCTTTGCTCGGACAGCCGAGAGCAGCATATGACCTGAATTGCGCAATCGTATAATCTTTCGTTGAATCTCTCAAATTCTTGCACCTCCGAATTTCTTATGCTTGTGAGCGTTGGATAAATATGTAAAGTGAAAAGTTGCGCCTGTGAAATCATTTATCCACATTTCGTCTTTGTAGAAATAATATCCGTCCGGGCAAGGCAGAGCCTCACCCCGTTCAAGCTTTCGATATTCTCTCTTTTTTCCTTCTGTCACTTTGATTTCAGGCTTTGTTAAATTTCTTGATGTTTTTAGTCTTTTCTTTCCGCTGACATCTTTGCGGATGTACTTTGCAAGGTCAGCATAGTTTCCGTCTTTGTAGAGCGGAGTGAAATTTATTCCGTTTTTCCACGACCAACATTCCGTTAAGATTTCACGAACGCAATCTTCAATCACTATATGCAAATGCCAATTTTTCCCGAGCTTGCCACATTCGCAGTAGCCGATGTATTTAAACTTGATTTGTTTCTTATCTGTCCTGCGTTTCACTCGTTTAAAAAAATTTGAGACAACCCTCTCAAATTCATCTTCGGTAAATTCACCAAACGGAGCGGAGAATCTTGCGAACCAGTCACCTTCTGAAAAGTTGCAGAGGATAAGCCGTTGCGTGTGTTGCTCTCCTCTGATGCGGTTAGCTTTTGTTTGCTTTTCGTTGGTTCGGGATTGATTGATTTGCCTCGCAAGATTTTTCTTGTTTCTCTTTCTGAAAGATTTATAATATTTCACCTCGAACAGAGGCCCCGACTTGATTTCAGCTTTGTATGTAAACATATTAAACTTCCTATTATATATGTTAAAACTAAAACGGTCACTTAATTAATTCCTATAGCAGGCTATAAAAGGAGTGTTTCAACTCCTTAATTTGTGACTGATTATTATTCTATTTTCGCATTAAAAAGTCAAATGATATAAATAAGCAGTAGTCCGTCTGACCATCGAACTACTGCTTTGTGCAACCTTACCGTTGCAATTGTGTGTTTGATTTTGGTGCATTTTTTGTAACAACTAAAACAATCAAAAGAAGAAGTCGTCATTTGACTGTTTTTTTATATGAAAATTTACTTTTTACATTTTGTTTTTTAGATTTTGCATACGGTAAGGATGTTGCCGTGTTTAAATGTCAAAACATTCTTTGTAGCTTTTTGCGATTCCTTGACAATCGTCCGACTTAATCGGCACATGACAGGCTACGGTTCTAATGTTGTCTGCATCCAATTCTTTGAAAATTTCCGATGCTCTCGTTTCTTCTGCCGATTTATAAAACTTAAAGAGCAAATCTACAAATGGTATGTTTCCAAATTTATCGAAAAATACTGTGTCGTTTTCGGTCAATGCTTTTAAGCAATCTTCTTTATATGTATCTGATGCGTCCGATAAAATAAAAATCTGATTGTAAACATCGTGCTTTGTGAGCAGGTCAATAATCTGTAAAGCTATTGACAACGCTTTCGGATCGTGTTCAGCGATTGCTTTTGATAATTCCGTTAGTTTACAAGAGGTTTCTCTTGTTCGATTAATCCATTCAATGTGCTCTTTGCTTGCAAAAAAAGTGTCAGTCCTAAACCTGCGATACTCTTGTAGGAGCTTGTATTTGGCCTTGACACAAGACTTGGCTGATAGCAAGCCTATCTTTGTGCAACTATATATGGCTGACATTGACAACACTAACCAACGATTAAACATATCTAAGCTATTGAGCGTAGCCACATCAAGGTCACCGTCGATGAAGCCTATCACAAGTTTGTCGAGTTCCGACAATGTTTCTGCCGGTGTCGGATTGTCTTGCATTTCCGCTGCAACCGGTTTTTCATTTTCACTCATTCAGCAAGACCTCCTTCATAATCATATAACCCAAGTCTTTTAATTTTCCCTGCGGCTATCTGCGCAACAAACTGGCCATAGCTGTAACTTGTGCCGTGCTTTGCGTTGTAATCAGCGCAGTAAAGACACATCCTGTCTATTCGGTCGAGTTTCTTCTTGCGACCTCGTTTCTTTTTTTCTTCACTCATTTATTTCACCTAATTTCAAATACTTTAATATTTTTTCGCTTGCCTCGTCGCAACCATAACATACAGCGACAGCGTAGCCTTGTTCATTAAGGCTTTTAAGCCATTCGGTTTGTTTTTCAGTCGGCTTATTCTTACCGTATTTTAATTCGATGAACAGACCGTGATAGCTTCCACGGCCAACCGGCAAAAACAAATCCGGCACACCTGCCTTTACTCCTTGCTTTTTGAAGTTGGCTGCTTCAAGTTTGTTCCTGCTTCCGCCGTTCGGAATGTGGAACATCAAATCAATTTCAGGATACTTTGCCCGGATGAAAGTCGTCCATTGAAATAACTTCCGCTGTTGGTCAGCTTCATACTGCTTCATCGGCAGGTCATCCTTTCTCATTTTTCAAAATCATTTCACTTTCGATGTAGAGTGCTTTCAAACTGTTTACAAGATTTTCGTCAACGATTTCGCAGGCGGCTATAAACCCGTAGGCTATCATACCGAATTTAATAGCAAAGTAGGGAACACTTTTTGAATTGTATCTTAATGTCAATGACATTTCTTGTTGCGGCATATCTGCAAACGGACTGAGATAAGTACGGTCGATGAACATAAGTCCCTCAGATGTGCTTATTGGTAATAATATTTTGCCATTATACGCAATTTCGATGTCCCACATTTCAGCGAGTGACTCATCCGCTGTACTGTCATTAACATCAATTTCAGGTTTTCCCTTTGCGATAATAAATGTAATCTTATCTCTTTGCGCATCGTTTATGTCATACAACTTACATATGTAGTTTTCATTCAACAATGGCAGTTCAAAAATTGGATAAACCGCATTGCCGTCCGAAAGCCACTGTTCTCCTTCGCTGGTCATAGATATATAAATTGACTTGTTCTTTTTACATATGTCGAATGCTTTTTTTATTTTCATTGTTAAACCTCATTTCAACAGTTCATCTATCGAAATTTTAAATAAATCTGATATAGCTATTATGGTATTAATATCAGGTTCAAATTTTCCCTGCTCATAGTAAGATATACTTGTTCTGCTCAAACAGAGCTTTTCACCTAATTCTTCCTGCGTTAATTTATGTTTAAGCCTGAACGCTTTTAATTTTTCGGGGAATGCCAATATTATCACTCCTATTTATCTAACATATTTTTGATGTGCCTGATAAACATCAGATTCATCAGATCTTGCGTATATTTGTGTTGTAGTCAGTTCTTCGTGGCCAAGCATTAGTGATACTTGTTCAATTGGCATGCCGGCTCTAAGGGCATCGGTAGCCATGGTTCTTCTGAATCTATGTGGGTGACAATTTTCAATTTCAATGTCTTTACCAAGCTCACGAATGATATTTTCTATTTGTCCTTTTTCAAGCCTTTTGTATTCACCTTTTATTTTAACTTTACTAACGAACAAAGCATTGTTGGTGTCTGATCTCGTATTTTCGTATTTTTCCAAAGCAAGTTTTGCTTGTGCGTTAAGATATACGTATCTTTGTTTGTTACCCTTGCCTGTGATAATCAGTTTATCATCTTTAATGTCACTGCGATTTGCATTTTCCACTTCTGTAACTCGACATCCTGTCGATAATAGAAATTCTATGATTGCCTTCAACCTCAAATCTTTTCCGGCAGCATCTCTAATTTTTTCGGTTTCAATCGGTGTAAACGGCTTTCTGATTACCTTTTCAGCTTTTATTTTTGTGATTTTTTCTGCCGGATCATTTGGTATGTAGCCTTCAATTCTCAGTGTTTTAAAAAATGATTTTAAGTATCTTAATTTTGTATCAAGATAACTGTTTGATACATTTTTATTTAATTGTTCAAAAGCAAGGTATGCACGAATATCATTAACCTTAATGTCTGCGATAGGCTTATTTATTGCTTTAAGCATCATTTGTATTTCATTGTTATAAGCTTTTAGACTTTTGTCAGTTAAACCACTAATTTTTTTAATGGCTAAAAAAGTATTTACTAATTTTTGATTCGGAGTAACTGTTTCGGTGGATAAAGCGTAGGTTTCTTTTTTTAGAGAATATTTTGTCAACAAGACTGACAAAATTTGCTCAACCTTGTTTGCCTCATTCACAGACATATACTTTAGGCATTGTGTTGTTGCCATTCGTACGAATTCTGTTTTATCATCCATAGATACGCCTTCTTTACTTTCGGTTTTGCTTTTGTTGCAGTATTGCATATTTTTTTCGCGCTTGATATAGGCGAGCTGACCTGCAATCGCTACAAAAATCAGCACTTTTTCGTTCAAAAAAATCTTTTCCACAACGCTTACAATGTTGTACGGGTATTCTTTTAAATGATGTGCAACTGTCGCAATCTTTTTCGCATGCAATACAGCCTTTGATATTGCTCCAATTCAAGCACATATCCTTTTGCCAATATTCACTGTATTCCTCATCAACATTTGAATTCATTTTTGCAACACAACGTAAATCTCCTGCGATGATTGATAACAATAGATTAGCTTTGTTTTTTTCTTCGTTCGACATAAGTCGCTTGTATTTTAACGGCTTGTCAGGCGTTCCGTCTCCAAAGTTTCCGTTGCCTATGTAATTTCGCACTTTATCAAGATTTTCCGTGAGATACTTATCGAACACACGTCCTCTGATAGCCTTAACTGATCGACCGATTCTGTCGGATATTTCTTCATATTTGCTTCCGCATTTAATCATTTCGCCAAGTAAAGTGTATTCTGATTCAGTCCATTTTTGATGGTTATCAGCTTTTATCGGTCGGTATTTGATGTTTAGGTCATTAATTCTGCGCTGTATTGCTCCTTCGCTACGGCACAATATTTGTGATAGCTCTTTATATCCATACTTTTGCTTTACAAGCAATTCTTTGAGAAGGTTATCTTCTCTGCTTGTCCATGGAGTTGCTTTGATAAAACTGTTCCTTAATATGTCTGCCTCTCGTTTTGGATTTACCCAATCGGGCTCTGGTCCTAATTGATATCTTCCAAGTTTCGAAAAATCTAAAAAATATTGATTTTTCTCTGCCCACATCCAAAATTCATCTATGTAAACAACGATGAAATTTGTTTTTGAACTTCTTGAAATGTTGTGAGTAGGCAGATTCCTATTTTTTACCCACGATGTTTTTAGATAAGTGGCAGAAGTGTTTGGACGAATGAGTTTATAAAGATTGCTTATTGTGATGTATCTATAGCCATTAGTCAAGAAAGGTCCTAAGTTTAACTTACCGGCTTTTAGCCTTATCGCACATTCGGATCTATCAAGGTGTTTTGTTATAGTGGCCATATTAACGTTGCCCCAAGCAGATACAAGATAATCTATTTCATCGGCCGTCCATGTTTTATTTAGCCTCGACATTTTGTAAATCTACCACCTTACGATCTCATTAAGCTGTTTTTTAATGATTTGTAAAAGCGCCTCTTCTTGCATATATTCATACCTTCTTATAGCAGTTTTGAATGTGAAACATTGGAGTTGTCCCACCTCTTCATTGCATTGTATATTTCAGGTTCTAAATCAAATGTTCTTCCGATATATCTAACTTCGTCGAAATTAAAAAACTGATTATATCCATTTTTATTAACTTTGACAACATTGTTATTTATGGCATAATCAGAAACATCATCAATATATATGCTTGAACCGTCTTTAAATTTTATTGTGATAATGTTTACATCCATTTTCTTCACCTAAGCGGAACATCTGCACCTGCTCCGCTTTCAATGTCAGAATTTATTTAAAGAGGAGTAAACGAGTTTTATAATATAACAAGCTGTGCAGAGCTTGTTATTGATTAATTAATTCGGGCATCTGCACCTGCCCGAATCGGTATTACTGAAGGAAAGTAGATAGGTATTAATTTATCAAAAGAGGGAATTTATAATCACACAAGTGCAGTTGTGTGATTAACTTATTAAATTTTCAGCACAAGAACATTTTGCGGACATCAGCAAAATGTTCTTTCATTTGACTTCACCTGTTGTAAAAATCGGATGTGTGCCGTCACGGAGTTGTATTTCCTCGTCGCTCATCACATAGCCGAGTTTGCAGAGTAAAGCATAAAATTTGTTTAAATCCGGGCTGTTTTTTCGGCTGATCGTTTTGCTGTTATAGCCTACATAAATAAAGCTTAATTTTTCATAAGTTCTTTGGCATGAAGCGTATGCCGCCGCCATAAGCAATCTACCGCTGTTATCGCCCCAATGTTCGTTGATGTAGTTGTCTATGTTTTCAGCATCTTGATTCTCGACCACTTCGCTAAATCTGTGTGCATTTCTACTGGCTCCTGCCGCCACTTGGGCGACTATAAATTTCACAAGCTCCTGCTTTTTGCTGCTGTCATTGAAATTTGTATCAAGCATAAAGCCTATTCTGAGAGCCTCACAGCGCTCGTCTATTTCTTCCGCCTGTTCAACAAGCTCGTCCCATCTCTGTTCTTCAAGCTTTCGCTTTTCATCTTCGGCATCGTTCTTTTCCTGCTTGTCTAATGCTTCTGCGTAAATGTAGATGTTTGAGCCGTAACCAAAATAAAAATATCTGTTCCTGCCGTCCGCAAAATCTTTACCGATCAAATCTTTGAGCTCAAAAAATCCCGTATATTCGTAGTTGCTCGGAATTTCGTCATGGTTCTGTACTTTGGTCATTCCATGTTCAAGACAGAGCTTTTCAATTTTTTCTTTCTCTTCCTCTGTTTCCTGCTTCTTAACAGCAGAATACAAAAGATTGTCAAAATTGTTTGTACCGATTGATTCGAGCAGTTTATTTCTCGTTTCAATGTCCTTAATCTGATTCAATCGGTCATAGTCTGCAAGCGTAGGCTGTCGGATCTGACTTTCCTTGAATGCCTCTTCATCAAGCTCACAGAGTTTTACTCTCCGCCTTATTTTGCTTTCCGAAAAGCCTGTCTTTTCGGCAACCTCTGCGACCGTATCGCCGAGGTCAAGCAAGAGCTGACAGCCCTTTGCCTCTTCATACACGGTCAAGTCCGACCTCTGCATATTCTCTGTGAGCATTGTTGAAAGCTGTTCTTTTTCACTCATTTCAACGATTGCACAAGGCAGTTCGGTCAAGCCTGCCTGCTTTGCCGCTGCAAGCCTGCGATGTCCGATGATAACAGTAAAATTATCCCAGTTATCATTGTTTGGCACTACGGTCAAATTCTGCAAGATACCGTTTGCTTTGATAGATTCTGCGAGTTCCGAAACATCGCCGATAACCTTTCTTGGCTTATCAGGGTGTGGATGAAGTTTGTCAGTCGGTATCATTTGTAATTTAGATTTTTTATTCATTTATATAATCTCCTTGATTTTTGCAAGGTTATCTGATATAATAATGTTGGACTGTATTTGTACGCAGATAGCCTTGTGTTATTTGCCGACCGTTGATTGTAGTGCAAGCAATCAACGGTCTTTTTCTTTGCCTGTAAAATTCATCGGTTGCACTCCTCAACCGCTACGCAAATAAAGCCTTTGGAGGTTTCTTTAATGTCAATCACGTCTGTGACCGCAAGCTCAATCTGTATGCGTTCAATCTCAGGCGGTAAAAACAGATTGTTGCCCTCACAAAGTTTATTAACTTCATTAAGCGCCTTGATGATTCTGACCTTAAAAAAGTCAATGTCGCTGTGTGCTGTTTCAAGCTCATCACTTTTCGTGCTGAGGCTCTTTCGGGTGTATTCGAGTTGCTCTTGACAATGTTTATACTTTTTTCTGAGCGACCTTTTGGTTTCGTAGTTTCTTAAATGCCACATTTGTTATACACGCTCCTTTTCAGCTAATGCTGTATAGATTTCTCTTTCTACGAGCACGCAATCTTTGACTTCGCAAAGTAAAGGTGTGAAATCCGGCTCAACGGTTTCGCCGTCTGAAAGTCGTACTGCATAAAAATCGTTGTTTTTTATGTACCATTTGCCATCTGAGGCTAATACAAAAATATCGCCTTTTTTCAAGTCTTTAAAAGCGATATGTTCACGGTTATTTGCACGGTTATTTGCAATGATTTCCATATATTCACCTATTCTTTCATTTATTTGATTTGCGACATCTCGTATGGATGTTGATTTTATGACTGATGTAATTAAAAAAGTCATAATTCTTAGAGCGTTCGGCTCGGCGATTGTCACATTTTGATTTGTACTCGAGGTATTTTTCACAATCTGTATGACATCTTGTTGTCCGTGTCTGACAGCCGTAGCACGGCGAATTTATCATTTTTACGCCGTCCTTTCGTTGATTGTATTTCCGCTGCCGATCAATTTGTTGAGCAGTGTAGTCAGTAAGGATATATCTGCACCGCTTGCATAGGTCTTGAGCCGGTCAATCGGTATGTTGTAGCTCCAACGCCCTTTGTCGCTCTGTACGGCTGAACCGATAGGCAGGGTTTGTTTTTTTAGGCCCTCATAAACATAATTGAGAGCAACTCCGAGATATTCAGCCGCCACGGTCGGCGGTACATCTCTGTACTCCTGATTTGTTTTAGGGTTGACGAGTATTTTGTCATTCATTTAATCACCTCATTTTTGTTGTATATTGAACTTTTTGATGTTATAATCAAGCAAAGGAGTTGATTGTTATGTGGAGAGGTAAAGTCAACTATATTCCAACTTACAACGAACATTTGCCTATAAATCTTCCAATGCTTTCTTCACATGCAGGTTATCTCGTTTTTTTAGTTCCAGAAGATACTCCTGAAAATGTTTGTAAAGATTTGACTTTGAAAATTCGCACCAATCGTCATAAGGAAGTACGAAAGACATTCGCACCGAATGAATCGGTAATTCTCCGCCGTATTTCTCTAAAGAAATTTCGTAAAAATCACTCTGGATAGGATAAGCAGGGTGTTCAAAAGGCAATTGTCGATTTGGCATTGCCTTTTTCTTTTTATTACGGCTTATCATAATTTTTGAGAGCATTTTTTATCACCTCAAATCTATATTGATCGTACAAGTGCCGATTTTTTCAAAGTTTGTCATTATCAGACCTCTTGTTCCATTCATCTTCTACATCGTTTAAATTTCTTCCTGTCGGATAGCTGTTCACAGGGACAGGACAATCAGGGTTATTACATTTAACCATATACATTATTCCACCACTGCTCCAATGTTCAATTATCGGTTTCCGACCACAAAACGGACAAGGCTTTAAATCCATTTTTATCATTCCTTTCTGAGGTAATAAGTTAAGCAGACTGCTTAAAAAACTGCCTTGGATCAACATCAAGCACCTGACATATTCCCAAAAACTCTTCTGCTGTAACCTTCTTGTTGTGTTTTTCTCCTTAAAATGCTAAAATCAAATTGTAAGGAGGTGATGCTTATGCGTTTAAATAACGACTGTGTTCGTGATATTCTTTTGAGTGTAGAAGAAGTGTGTGACTTCAACGAATCCTTTCGATACAGTAAATTCAGCAACAATTTTGAAAGGCTTCAACCATACTCTCATGACGAAATTATCTACCACATTAAACAATGCAAACTTGCAGGTTTAATTACTTCAATGTTTGCTACTGACGGTGGCGACTATTTAGAAGTAGGTGATTTAACTCCCGAAGGTCACAAGTTTTTAGCAAATATTCGTAACGATGATATATGGAATAAAGTTAAGAAGATTGCCGGAACCGTGGGAAGTCACTCGCTTTCTGCAATAACACAAATATCAGCGAATGTTGTTACTCAGCTTATAAAAGCTCAATTTGGAATTACTTAAATCTTATTGTCTTGCCGGCGGCTTCTTTGGAGCAGTCGGCAAGTTCTTTGTCTGTGGGTATCCTAAAATTTTTCGTACAATAAACCACCATTGCCCTTGTAGCAATTTTCCATTTTACAGCTTTTATGATTGCCACTACTGCTACTACGGTAGCGACTACCGCATATATGGTTAGTGCCATTTTTATCATTCCTTTCTGAGGTAATAAGTTAAGCAGACTGCTTAAAAAACTGCCTTGGATCAACATCAAGCACTTGACATATTCCCAAAAACTCTTCTGCTGTAACCTTACGGTTGGAATTTAATATTCTTGAAATTGCATCAGCGGTCATTCCAGTATGCTCACACAAATATGATTGTTTAAGTCCTTTTTCTTCGACAATCTTTTTAAGTTTTTCGTTCACAGTCATACCTTTTACCTCCTTTCAACTGTTAAATGCTACATTTTGTAGATTTCATTTTAATAATAATCTAACTTTTGCAGATTGTCAAGAGATTTTAAAAAAATTTTTCTACATTTTTCAGATTTTTTTTCTTGACAATCTGTAATTAGCGAATTATAATAAAAGCGTAGATAAAACATCTATAAAAGGAGAAACAAAGTGTCAAGAGAATTTATAGCACAAAAATTAAAAGAGTTAAGGAAAAAAAGCGGATTAACCGCCGATGAAGTCGGAAAATTAATAAATAAAAGTGGAAAAACCGTAAATGCGTGGGAGAACAATCACGGTCAACCTGATGCAGAAATTTTAATCGCACTTTGTGATATATATAAAGTAGATGATATTCTTGCAGAGTTCAGAGAAATGCCAAACAAAAGCAATACTATGATTTTAACCAATCATGAAAAAGATTTGGTTTATGCTTATCGAAATCACCCTGAACATCAGTACACAATTGATACTATTTTAAAAATTAACGATAATCTAATACCAACGGTTAAAGCCGCACGAAGTGACGGCAACAGTCAACCTATTGAAATAGTAAACTTACCTGATCTTAGCAAGTTTGAGCCTGACGATACAGACTTATAAGCATTACATAATAAAAAACACCCCATAGGTTACAATACCTATGAGGTGATGAAATTTGAATTATGGTAAATACAAACAGGCACGCAATGCCTCTTGGCATTGCTTAATCGACTACAGAATCAGCAATTTGCCTGTTAAAGTCAGTCAGATAGCTAAACAAGCTGATATTACTTTGCTGAAAAATTCAGCGGTCAATCTGCTACACCAAAACGAGAGCGGTACAACTTTAATGCAAAATGATAAGCTGTATATCGTCTATGCTGATGAGCAATCTCCTCAGCGTTGTAGATTTACAATTGCGCACGAACTCGGGCATATCTTTTTAGGTCATTTGTTCCGCAAAAACGGCAACGGCTTTGTAACGACCGACGATGCCGAACATTCAGCAAATGTGTTTGCTCGGGATTTGCTCGCACCCGCTTGTGTACTCCATGAGCTACACGCAACAAATGCCGCTGCAATTGCAAATTTATGTGATATCAGCCTTGCGGCGGCAACCTACAGGGCGGAGCGAATGGCAGAGCTCGAACGCAGAAATGCCTTTTACCTGCATCCCCTTGAAAGACAGGTAAAAGAGCAATTTGCAGATTTTATCAACAAAAAGAAAAACCTACCATAGCGGCAACTATGGTAGGTAAAATAGGAATAGTGAGAAGTCTGAACCTCTCTAATATTATTTTAGTATATGATATATATTTTGTCAATATATATATCAAAAAGAGGAGGGTTTATAATGAAATGTCAAAAATGCGGGTCTGAAGTTCCTGCCGGTGCAAAATTCTGTAACGAATGTGGAGCGAAGATTGAACAGGTTGCTTTGTTTAAAGACGACGAAACTAAAAGCACCGAATCTTACGAATGTGAAAGTTGCGGCAATTTAATACCGAACAATTCAGTATTTTGCCCAATATGTCAAGCGTTTCAAAAAAACAAATTCACCCCTACGGGAGAAGCTGAAAAAACGACTGAAAAAAAGCCTATATATCGCACTCCACATTTTTACATTGCTTTGCTGATAGCTTTGATATTGACCGCCACTGCGGTAACTGCCATTTCGCAATGTAGTCAAACTGATTTTCAAGAACCGGTGACAACTTCCCCAACTCAAGCCCCTACCGATACTTTGGACACCGATATGTTCAGGTTGTACAATATCACTCCATTTTCTATTGCTATCCCAAGAAGCTGGTCGCATACCGCTAATGATGATAATGACTGCTTTCTTGATTCCGACAACAACATACTTTTTATCGCCACATCTCAATTGGACGATTCACAATCTCAAATTAACTCAAATGTTGTAGATGTTTTTATTGACGGATTTAAGGATTCGCTTGATGAATTTGACGAAATAGACAGAACCACAACTCATATAGATGACTTTTTCGCCTATCGTGTGACGGCGAACGTAAAAAAATCTGAGAATAAATATCACTACACCATGTATGTGTGGGCGACAGACCATTATTTGTGTGAAATGATATTTTCAAGCTACGGCAATGAGCAATCTGAAGAATTTGATTTGTTTGAAACCGACATTGTGAATTCTATAACTGTAGATTCTTCAAAAGATGTTCGTTCACCTAAAAAAGATTCAACAAAAAAAGCTACTGAACCCGAAACAGAAAAAACCACCAAAAAGCCGACAGAACCACCGACAGAAAAACCTGTCGATAAAATTACTGTCAGTCAATCGAATGCCTTAGAATCCGCAAAATCATATCTTGAATATTCTGCGTTTTCATATAATGGTCTTGTCGAACAACTTGAATATGAAAAATATTCACACGAAGATGCAGTTTATGCCGCAGATCATTGTGGAGCCGATTGGAACGAACAAGCCGCAAAATCTGCAGAATCTTATCTCGCGTATTCGTCTTTTTCAAGAGACGGCTTAATTGAACAGCTCGAATATGAAGGATTCACCCATGAACAAGCTGTTTATGGCGTTGAACAAAACGGATTATAATGTGTGAATATCGTTTGAAAAAATAAAATAAAAAAATCCGCCCTGACCTGTTGGCGCAGGACAGAGCGGAAACCATCACACGGGTGCAATGGTACTTTCATTAGCAAATATATTGTACCACACCCCTGCGAAAATTACAATATTTTGCAGGGGATTTTTGCGCCCTTTTTTAAGGAGCAAAATGATGAAAAAATGTATAAACCGACGGTGTAACCGAGAATTGCAGGACGATTTTGTATTTTGTCCTTACTGCGGTAAAAACCAATCGGCTGACAAACCAAAAAACAGGCGCAGAACAAAAGGTACTGGCAGCATTTACATACGCAAAGACAGCAAATCAAAACCGTACGCCGCCGCAAGCAGTGTCACAGGCAAACAAGTTTATTTAGGCACTTTCGCCACAAAGCGAGAGGCAGAAAACGCACTCAAAGATTACGAATACAATCCAGTTAACGGCTTTAACATGACACTTGAACAGTTACACGAAAAATGGATAAAAACTAAAGCATATAAAAAACTTGGTGACAGCGTAAAAAGCAACTATGCAAGTGCATACATCAAGTTGAAACCTCTGTACAAGCGTAAATTCAGGGACTTGCGCACCTCGGATTATCAATTCATCATAGATTATTACGACAACCCACATCACGAGGTCGGCGCAGAAGGCAAATTAAAATATCTCTTACCTAATGGTAAAGGCACTTATAAAGTCACTGATACGCCTAAAATCTGTCAGGGATTAGGTTACTCAGCTCTACATAAGATTAAATGTTTTGTCACAAGTCTTTACAATTTTGCGATGCAAGAGGATATTGTAAATAAAGACTACGGCACATTTATAGAGCTTCCGGAACCCGAAGAGGTAAATGCTACACGCTTCACCGATGTGCAGTTAGAGCTAATACGACAAAACATAGGCAAAGTGCCTTATGCTGATTATGTTTACATAATGTGCTATCTCAATTTTAGAGTAAGTGAGTTTTTGTCGCTGACCACGGAGCAATACCATGTCAGCGAGCAAGGAATACCTTACTTCGTGGCAGGTATAAAATCAGATGCCGGCAAGAACCGTATTATCCCAATTCATCCTAAAATTTTAAAGTTAGTTGAGGACTGTATAAATCACAAAGGCGAGACAATCTTCTGCCGAATACACGAAGGTTCAGAGTTCGGCAAAGCGATGAACAAAGATTACTTTTTAAAATATGCTTTTCGTCCGGCGATGCAAGCCCTCGGTTTAGGCGATGAATTTACTCCACATTCTTGCCGTCGAACCTTTTCAACAAGGATGTCTGCCGCAGGTGCGAGAGAAGAGGACATTATCGCACTTATGGGCCATACAAATTACAAGGTCGATATTGACCATTATATCATTCAGGAGGTTGACACTCTTTACAATGCAATCAAATTGCTGGCATAAAATAAGCCGTCCGATTACATTTCGGGCGGTTTTTATTATGGAAAATCTGTAGTTTATCTGTAGTATAAGAGACTAAAAGGCATAAAAAGAAGTGAATAATTTTGAAAATCGAAAATATTATAAACAAAGCAAAAAGCCAGTAAACAAGCCGTTTTTGGCTTAATTACTGACTTTCTTCGTGGCTCCCCCAACTGGGCTCGAACCAGTGACATCATGATTAACAGTCATGCGCT